CCGCCTGCCGATGGACTGGATGATCTTGGCCGCTTCGGGGTCGAGGACCACGGAAATAGGCTGCGTTGCGGTCGTTATCTCCTTGCCGTTGGTGGTCACATCCTGACGGTCGGCAAGATGCAGAACCCGGGCAACGATTCCCGAATCGTACTGTCCACATAATGCGCCCTCCAGCTGGTCCGCCTCGATAGCCTCGCGCACGCACGTAAGGATGTCAGAAAATTCCTCCCTTGACTCATATTCATAGAAATTTTGCCTGCTGATCTTCGCAAATTGGCAGAATCCCACCAATGTCAGGGGACGCTGTGTTGGAACGGGAATTATTTCCCCTGCTGAAGCCTTGTTGCTGTATCTTGGATTCGCTTTCACCCATTCGACATACTCTTCGAACTTGGCTTCGGGGGTATATGCACGAGGGCGGCCCACTTTCTTATTAGGGGTATTCATGTTATTATTCGTATTTTTTTCGACCTAATTTTCCGAGGCTGTTTTGAACCTTGACCCGCTTCTGCCCTTTGTTGATGTCAACCACCGAAACAATGGGCGCCGGCATATTCATCAGGGCCCGTTCCATCATGCGCTCCATCCCCTTCATTCCGTCGTTGCGCTGGGGAAGATTCGATACTTGGATGGCGTTTCCGCCGCTTGCCACGTTCATGGCCGAGAGCATTGCGCCCCAGTCGTTGACAGCCTGGGCGGTCATCACAGCTTCGCCGTTGGATAACATTGCGGGGATGCTGTCCGAAGTTCCGGTGCCCGGGCCCGTGACAAGGCCGCCTTCCGAGAAGAACGAAGAGATGGCTTGTGCAAGCGTTGTCGCCGATGCGATTGCCGCCTGCGCTGTTATAATTCCTTTCTGTGTTGCAAACCATATAGGTCCCGCAATAGGTCCGAGTTGGAATGATGCAACCATCGCTTCCATTGTTGCTTTTTGAGCGTCGATGATGATTTGCGCCACGGCCAATGCCTGCTCTGCAATGGCGAATGCCTCAAGATCATCGCCCAACGCCCCGAATAAACCTCTTAGACTCCCAACTAACGAGGAGGCGGCCGCCAGTTCGTCCAGTTGCACTTTTATTGCCTGATTTTGCGAGGCGATAGACAGGTCGGTCGTTTTCTTAATTGCATCTTGCACATTGTTTTCTGCATCCAGTCGGGCCATCTCATAGGCTTGAATAGAACCGTATTGCGCACTCCATTGCTCCTCATCCATTTGTGAAATAGCGTCATATTTACTTTGAGCAATACGCAATTCTTCATTTGCAACGGCCTGCTGCGCTTTAATCCGTGCATCCTTGTCGTCCCCGATCAATCCTGCATAGTTCCTGTTTTTTACTTGCGCAAGAGATAGTTTGTCCATCTCTTCCTGGACATTGATCCGCATCTTGATCCTGTTCTCCGCATTGCGGGCTTCTTCCTCGAACTCCTTATCGCTCCAACGCTGGCGGATTTCGGATTCCTCCTTATACCTGCGTTCCTCCATATTCAGGATTAGCTTGTTTATAGCTTCCCGAGATTCCGCAGTCAGCGTTTTGTCGTATTTGAGTTTGTTTTCCAACTCCTGACGTTCCCACGAAAAGCGAAGCCGGGAAAGTTCCAGGTCTTTTTCAAGGCTCGCTTGTCTGAGTTCAAGAATGGATTTTGATAATTGCTTCTCTAAATCGAGCTGTGTCTTGGCGGCTTGTCGTGCTATTTTATTAGCAGCCTCTTGCGCCTTCTCATTCGTTCGTCCAAGTTTTTTTAAGCGTTTGATCTCATTCTCAACAGCCTCGGCCCTTTTATTCCGTGAAATGATTTCGTCCTCCGTGGTTGCGACCTCCTTGTTTATATCGGCAAGTTCTTGTTTCTTTCGCTTGATTAAATCCTTGATGGCCTCCCCTTGCGCATTGATGTCATCTGCACTGATCTTGTACATATCCATCAATGTTTTCATCGCTATTTTGTTTGCAGAAAGGGTTTCGTTATACCGATCCGTAGCATCTCGCACTTTATTCAGAGTGCTTTCCAGTTCATTGGAAACCTCTACATATTCACTCACGACCGGACGGTTCCCGGCCATAGTCGTCCGAGTTTTTGTGGTGTTCTCATCGAACATCCGGTATATTTCCTGCGCACGCTCTTTCAATTCCGGAATTTCACTATTTAACCCGGCACGAAACTCGGTAAAATAAGCGATCCCGGCCTCCCGGCCGAATTTTTTAATAAACTTATCCTGCACGCCTTCGAAGGCTTTGTCCATCGTTTTACCGTATTCTTCGGAGGCATTGGCATTGGATTCCTCCAAACCCTTAGCAATAGCGGCCGCCGTAATACTGCCTGCAAGGGCATCATAAGCCGCCTTTTGGTCCTCCAAATTCCGTATCTCCTCCTTTTGGTTGGAAAGATAGTCCCCGTATTTATCCTCTATGACTTTGCGGGCGGCGGCATATTCGGCTGTACCTTTTTTTGCCTCACGGAGGGCGTCAAACTCCCGCTTCAACTCTGATCGGCTGTTTTCAATGGCCCGGTTGAGGTCTTGCGTATATTGAGCAACATCCGACAACACATCACCTGCGCTAAACAATCCCTTTACCCACGCCCCAATCTCTTTACCGTAGGCTGTCAGCAGAGTAATGCCCACGACCAAAGCCGTCTGCCAGGAAAAGATGGACGAAATAACCTGCCGGAACACCGGGATCGTCATTTTCCCTTCGGCTCGCAACGCTTTATTATTGGCCGAAGCTCTCTTCAGTTCATCGGCAAGCATCGGCAGGTTGTTGGAAATCGCCAGAAAAAATTGCTGGGCGGACATCGTGAGCGACGGAAGTTCCCGGGCCACTTGTTGCACCTGGAAAGAAAGCGGACTAAGCGCACTTGCATAATTGCCGACATTGGACCGGAAATTCAGCAAATCCTGCTCGGCCTTGTTCACCTCCGTTTGCATATTGCGGACCTGTTCGGCCATCTTCATTCCTTTTGCCGATTTGCGATCAGCTTCGGAGAGCGCATAATACTCTTTTGCCAACTTCGAAATATCGCTTCGGAGTTTATTAACGGAGCCATCGAGTTGCGCTTCCTTCTTGACCTGCTCGTTAATCTGCTTCATGTATTGACGCTGCGCATCGGTATTATCCCGAATTACGGCTTTATACTGGGCCATCTTCTCGTAATAGTCTGCATCCTCTTTCTTGAGGTTCTTAATAGACTGCCGGGTCTCATCTATCACCTTTTGCGCTTCAGCCCAACTTTTGATAAGTTTCGAGTATTCGATCTCGATTGTGATGATCTTGTGAATGGAATCCTGTGCCATACTTCTCTATATGGATTAAATAGTCAATAATTATTTCATGCTGATCCAGCGCTCCGTGTCATAGGTTATTCCCCGCCTATGCTCGTCCGGTAGGATCGGCTGGGTGGCAGATATGCGCCCCCATTTACCACCAAGAAAATAGGGACCTTTCGATTTGGAGACCTCAACGCCGCATAAACGTCCGTCATGTCCGAACAGTTTCAAAACCGTCGCATTGTCGGTCGTAATGCTGGCGCCCTTTGCTGGAACCGATATTTGCCGGATGGCATTGATCTGGCCGTCTCGATTTCTCTGATATACAACGGCGACTAAACGCTGCGGGACACGCCCCGCCAAAGGCGCAAGACGGCCCAAGAAGCCATCGCCAGGGCAATCCACGTATTGCAATGATATGACGTATTTCCCTAAACGAATTTGCCAATCGTCAGATCCTCCGGCGGCGATTTGATTCCGGATGCAATACTCCGTGTAGATTTTGGTTTCTTTTTTCATAACATTTTAATATTTAATAGTTTATCTTTTATTGCGAACCTCTGTCTGCGTTCGTACTCCTCGCACTTACGGCGGGTACGC